AGAAGAAAATACTGAAGTTGCATTTGCAAAACCAATATTTGGTCTATTTGTTGGACCTGAGGCTGCTTGTTCAAATCCTTCTGCTTGTACAGGTATTGCTGTATAAGTTCTTATAGTACTGTTTGTATCATAATCTCTAAATTGTAAACTTGATAAATCGTTATCAAGCCCATTATGAAAGTATACATACGAAGATTCACTAATTTGTAGTTCAAAAAGATGTACAAGAGCAGAGCCTGGAGTTTGTTTTTGTAGATCTTCTACCATTAACTTATCTGTCATGATTCGTATACTCTTCTAAATGTTCCTGAACAACTATAAAATTCATCATAGTTCCAAGATTGTGACCAACTTTCGCAAATAACTTTTATTGTTGTTTCTCCTGAATTATTTGAATCTGGATAAGTAAAGTCAAAAGAAGTTACTCCCGCTTTATTTACAAAAAATGCAATTATATCGTCAATTTCTTCTTTTGTTCTATCATCAAAACTAATAGAAAAAGTTTGTTTTAAATTATTTATTCCATTAGCAACTCTCTGTTCATACCCATCCCCAAATTGTGTTAAAAATAGTACTGGTTCTGAAGTTGCATTGAGTCCTTTATCTGGTATTCTTTGTGTATTTGTTAAGTCTGTAAATCCTAATGCCATTTTATCGTCCTATAAGGTATTATCTAGCATCCCGCCAGATCTTTTTTGTTTTGCTATTTCATTTTGTACAGCTGATTGTATTGCTTGTCCAAATTGTGTAGCCTCACTCTCATCCATTTGTGTACTTCCATCGCTGTTTATAGTAACATTTACTACTGAATTTGTTGCTCCTGTAGGCATAGCGTTTTTAAATTCTACAGGAATTGCATTTTTTCCTTGCCCTAATGGTACTATAGCTTCTGTTCCATGAAGAATTGCTGGGTACCCTGACTGTGGTCCTGATGCAACTGTTCCTTCTGCTGCGCTTACAATCCCCCCATATCTAAAGAATCCTCCTGTTGCTCCTCCTGCCACCATAGCTGCTTGTATCATTCCAGCAGCTGCCGCTCCTCCAGTAGTAAATGCAGTAACTATTGCCGAGGCAGCGACTCCTGCACCTGCTGCATGAGCACTTGTTATTGCAGGGGTAGTAATAGTCATGGCAGACAGTACTGAAGCTACTAAACTACTAATTATACTTTCTAATACTGCGTTTGCAACTGCAAGCGCTGTTTCTTCTAGGGCTTCTTTTTTGCTTTTTTCTCCTTTTATAACTCCAATAATGCCTGAAGTTGCTGAAGATTCTAGGGTTTTTGATCCTGCTTGTCCTGCAGCTAGCATAGTTTGACCTATCATAGTAGATTCAAATCTAATTTTTTCTTCATTTAATCTACCTAATTCTTGTTCTTGTTTAATTCTTGCATTTAGTAGGGTTACCATTTGTTGGTCCGCATTAAGCTTTTGGTTCTCTAATCTACCTACGTTGCTTTCTGTATTTGCTTGTGATTGTTGTATTCTATAATTTGCTGAACCTCGTATAGATGCCATTTGAGCAGCTTTTGTGCCTTTCATAAATTTATTAGCATTTTCAAAAGTTGCATTAAATAAAGCAACATTTCCTCCTGCTAAAGTAGATTCCATTGCTAGTTTTTTCAATATTTCAGCATTTTTAATTTGTATTTGTTGTAAAGCTACTTTTTCTGCTTCAGCAGTTATTTGTGCCTTACTTGTTTTAAGTAGATCGTTTTGTAAGTCTAAATTAAATTGAGCATCTTTCTTTTCTTCTTCTTTTCCTGCAGCAGCTAACTGTGCTTTTGCTACCTCTACTGCTAATTCCTGTTTTCGAGCAGCTAATACTTTGTCTGCTATTCCTGCTTCCGCTCTTGCTATTTGATTTGCAGCTGAATTTAAAGGACTTATTGCTAGTTTTGCTCTAAGCTGTTCTTGGGTTTTTGAAGCTATTTTATCTTCTTTCTCTAAAATTTCATCTAGAGTTGAGTTCATTGTTGTTTGTGCTGTTTGTTGATCAGTTAAAGATTTTTTCTGCTGATTATATTTATCTAGATCGTATTTAGCCTTTTCTTTTTCAGCAAGCTTTTTATCGTTTTCAAGCATTATTAATTGATTATCTAAATTTTCTGCAAGAGCTTTTCCTGAACTTCTTAATGCTTGAAATTGTCTTTTAGGCCCTACGGCGCCTCTTAAAGCTTGATCAAAAGTTTTTTGTACTTCAGCAGCTCTTTCTACCGACTGAGCAAGCCCCATGTATTCTCCTTCGAGTTTTTTCAAGTTATTAAGTTGATTCTCTGTAGGAGCTTCTCCGTCTTTTACTGTATTTGCAATATCTTCATAAGCTTTCGAAAGATCATCAAGAGAACCTTTTGCTAATAATCTAAAACTTTGTTCTGTTTCTTTTATATTTTGTCGAAAGGATTTATCTTTAAATACTTCTGTTCGCTCTCCTTTTTGTATATATATTGTTTTTCTTCTATCTGTTTGAGAGCTTGCTGTAGCTGCAAATTCAGCTGCCATTACTTGGGCAGAAGCACTTTGTATCATTTTTGCAGTTTGCATAGCATATTGCCCAACTGAAAGTAATCCTTGTGCTCTTACCTCTAGTGATCTTCCTAATTCAGAATTTAACTTTTCTGCAGAATCTGTTAAACCATCCATTCTTTCTTTTGCTGCTTCAGCCTCTTTATCTTTTACTCTAAAGAAATTGAATAAAGAAATTGCTGCAGAGGCAATTAAAGTTATTATACCTATGATACCCGCGGCCGCCATAGCTTTATTCATAGCTTTTGCACCAAGTGCTGTAGCTTGAACCATTCTTATTTGTGCTCTTTTATAAACCATTTCGCTTTTTTTAAAAGCTGCTTGTTTTTGTTGCTCTGCTATTTGAGTTTGTAATTTTCTTTTGTTTGTAGAAGCTTTATGAACTGCATCTAATTTGGCTAAATGTGCTTTAAATGCTATTCTTTCTTGGTTATTAAATTTGTTATAAATTCCTGTTTTTTGATCCATTGACCTTTTATAGGCAGCAATTTGTCTTTGTGATAAGTCTCCTTTTACAGTTACTCCTGCTTTTGAAAGCATTCTCTTTGCACCAGATTGACCTGAGGTAGTCATTTTAGCACGACCTGCATCACCTGCATCCATAGCTTGTTGAGAAACAGCTAAGCTTTTCATAGATTTTTCTGTTTCTTTTAAAGAGCCTTGTAAACCTTTTAGATTTTCTGCTGCTTTTGTTTCCATAGCTGCAAAAGAAGGTAATATAGTTCTAATTATTGGAAGGGCAAAAAGAGATAAAGCTGCAGTTAATGCATAAATATTTTCAGTAAAGAAAGGTAAAAGTTTTTGTGCAACAAATCCAACTCCAGATTTTAAAATATTTAATAAGTCATCAAAAGCAGTAGCAAATTGTGCTAGCGCAAATGCACTTGGATTCATTATTTCTGTTATTCTACCAAATTTATCTTCAGCTTGTCCAGCTACTTCATTAAATACTGCCTGTGTTCTTTCAAAAGCATTTAATTCATCTTTAGTTTTATTTATACTTGTTGCATAAGCTTTTAAAGCAGGATCAAGTCTTAATATAATACCTAATTCATCTAATAATTCTGGTTCTGCTTTTGTTACACCTCTTATAAGACGATTAAAAGAATCTGTTAAATCTCTTCCTAATGCAAGTGATGTATCTCTGGCTGCTTTTCCTAGCTGTTCTAGTTGTGCTCTATTTAATCCTGCGGCTGTACCAATTGCTGTAGCTTGTGCGGCTTCTGCAAATGCTAATTGACCATTTGTAGCTGCTCGTACTGCTGATGTAATTGTTCCAAAAGCTGTACCTGTAACAGAGCCAAAAGCTTTTTGTCCTTCTATAAGATTTTTAAAGTTTACGGAGTTTTGTAAAAATTGAAAGGCGGCACTAACAGCAAATACTTGGGCAGCAAGAGTAGCATATGCGGGAACAAGTCCTCCGCTGATGCCTTGTTGCATTTTTGAAAAGTTTTTTGTTGAATTTGACGATTGTCTTGATAGACCTTTAGCTGCACGATCTGCACCTCTTTGCGAAGTACTCATTGCATCAAAGCCGCTTGCAGCTTTAGTAGTTTCTTTTGCTAATTTTTTTATCTCTTTTTGAGTTAATAGAATTTGCTTACCATCTACTTTAATCGGAATTTTTATTTCTTTTTTAGCCATTTTTTCGCCTTCTAAATTAATTTTTCTAGAATGTCGTGCTTCTATATGTTTTATAAATTGTAGACAGGTTTTTTTATCTTTTACTTTCCAAATATCCAGTAATGTTCCTATAGAAGAAAAATCTTTCCCCATGTAAGAACCACTCATTCCATCCCAACGATCAGGTAAAAAGTCATGCAATAAAAAAGCCACCTGTACCTCATAAGGATAATCCTCAAGGCTAGGTGGCATTTCGTCAGGATCAGGGTCTTTACCACTTTGTTCACATAAATCAAAATATGTATCTAAAGTTATCTGTCCTTCTTTGTACTGTATGTCCAGCAGACCAAGTATTTTGTTTACTTGGTCTTCGTAAAATTTTCTAAATCACCTGTGACTTCAGATACCCAAGTGTCAAAGTCAGATGCGTTTTTCATTAACGTTTCTGCATTGTCGTGGTTAAACTCAAGTTCATCTTCGGGATTGAGAGCACTGATATCCACCAATAGAAGCTCTTCTAAGTAAGAATATTTTAAGCCTTTCCATCCCTTTATTACAGCTTTTACATACTCTACTAAAAATTTATCTTCGTCAAGTGATTCTTCGAATCCTCGTGTTTTACGATTAAACTTTTGAGATACACAGCGATTTCTAAGTTTTACTAACTCTTCTCTCGCTAAATAGCAAAGATCTACAGAGAATCCACTCATTCCTGGGTAGTCTACTGAAACTGTTTTACTTGGAGTTAATAAACTCGCTAGTGATATTGATTTATTTTCTTGTTCTGTCATTCTATTTCCTGGTTAAAAGAGGGAGGGTTTCCCCTCCCGCTAAAGTTAAGTTACGTCTGGTCCTACAAAGTCGATTGTGTACTCATCTGTAGTATCTACAGAAGTTGGTAAGCCGTGGAAATTTACTTCCAAACTTACAATATCATCAATTGAATGTGTTGGTACCTCTAGATGGGCTGTATCTACATTGATAACCATTCTAGGAGTATTGCTTGAACCACCAACTGAAAACGCTAAGTCAAACGAGTTGGTAATTTTTGTTGTTGCCTCAATAAGATCTTCAAACAAGTCAGCACTTGATGCACCGCTTGATGGAGTATTTAAGTAGCAAGTAAAGCTACCTGAAATAGACCTTGTTCCTGTAACATGGCCAAGAGGCTGATTAATTATTCCAAGAGTTTCTGGAGTTAAATAAGTCATGTTATTTGAAATAGTAACACTACCCCCTGTTAAAGTAGTGGTATATACACCATCACTAGAAGCACCTGGGAATGTTGTTGTATCCGCAGCTGTAATAGCAAGGTCTGTTAATCTATTTCTAATGAAGTTGTTTGTGTCAGCTGCTGCTGTACCTTCATAAATTGTTGCTGTTGACATTGAACTTTCTTCTGTAATAATTGAAGCAAATCCTGACCAACTTGCTGTTGCAATTCCATCGATATCAAAATCAATTGAAACTTCATTTACAACTGCATTATCTAATTTATAAATTGTTGGAGTTGACTTTCCAGAACCCATTTCTACTTCAATAGTAAAAGTATTTAATCCTACTTTATTTGAATTAGCTGCTGAAAGAGTTGCTTTTGTTGTGCCGTCATATGTCCAACCATCATTAGTTCCTGTTGGCTCATCTGCAGCTACTAAAGCATTCCAGAGAGCTTCCTCTACAACATGATGTTCACCGTCTGTTGCTGAAGAATGTCCATCAGTTCCTCTTGTGCCTCCTGCGGAAGCAAAAGGTCTTATATAAGTTTGAAATGACCATTCTGCAGGTGCATAAGAATCTGTAAACATTTGTCTAGCTCTTCTACTTACTCCAGCTGTTGTTGCCATTTCATTTAATGTTACTTCTGTAACATTAGTTGCTTGAGAAAAACTAAAGCCATCTAACACAGGGATGTAATAAACATCTGATGTTGCAGTTCCTACGCTATCATTCGGTGTTATATGTACTTTGGTATCTCGCGAAAAATAAAATGTATCCGCCATTTATTTTCTCCTAATTTCTTTGAAAAGGGGTCAGCTAGACTTTTATCTGCTTTTCCGTTTTCGTTTAATATTGAATTTCGGTAATAATTTCACCAATACCCAACGGTTCTAAAACTCCTTCATCTGTATCTATACTTACTATAGTATGTTGTATAGTATTTACTGTACCTCCTAAAGGATCTGTATATGTTAAAGGATTATTGTCTTCAATTACTGTTTCAACATCCTCTAATAATTTTTCTAATGCTAGTACTGCATCTTCTTCATTAACATAACATCTAAAAGTTACTGTTAAAAATCTAAATTTTTCACCGCCGCCTAAGTATTCTCGAGTTTCACTACCTGAGTTTACATGTACAGCAGGAAATTCTTCTACTTCGTCCCAAAATTTTATTCTTGGTTCAACACTTGCTATACTTGATTTAAATTTTCCTGTTCCATCAATAGTTCTTAACAAATCTACAAATGCATTTACTATACTGCTACGTCTTGTTGTATATTCTCTATTTGCCACTATAATCTCCTTGTATAGAACCTACCCAATGCTAATTCAACTGCGATTTCTCGTATAGACTTATCAATAAGTGTTCTAGGATCTCTTTCTGGAGACGCCCAAGGTTTCTGTCCTCTTCCTTGTTCAAATATTTGATAAGGATTTTTTTGGTATGTATACCCTATACTTGGGTAACCTTGCTTCGATCTAGTTACGTCTACCGCTCTTACGCTTTGTGCAAATGTTCCACTTCTTTGTGAGCCCTGTTTTCTTTGTGTATGTCTTCTTTTCTTTTCTTGTAAATCTCTAACCTGTCGTTTTGTAGCTAAAGAAGCCATTGATACAATAGGCGTATTTGTTTTTCTTTTTATATTCTTCTTACTTTTTGCACTACTTTTTTCTTTAAAACTTTCTTTTGTTTTTGTTTTTGTAGTAGTATATTTTGATTTACTCATTGAGTGCATCAAAGATAATCTTAAAGCTTCTCTTAATCTAGTGGAATTTTCATCTTCTGCTAATGCTACTAAATCTTTCTGTAATTTGTTAAAAGCTTTTGATTCTCTATCTTTATCTTTTTGGTTTAAGGCTGCTGATTGTAAAGATAGTATTAGTATATAATCTTTTCTAAATTTTCCATTTGGTTGAAAAATAAATTCATGATCTATACTA